TCGTGAATGGCGATCTGACGCCAAGACCACTGGCGAAGGATTGATGCCGGATGGTAGGCTGGGACTACCTTTGGCTTATAGTCAAGTGCCAGTTCAAGATCACACTCCATCACACTACCGCGCCAGGATGTAATCCCCCATGCACCTGTCAAAGCCCACAACGCCACGTTGCCGAAGGCAATGATGACGTTTGGCTGGCACATCTCGATTTCGCGCTTGAGGAGTTCGAAGCCATCACGGACAGCTGGCAGGACGAATTTGCCGCGCATCATGATATGCTGGGCGGATATGTCGGATTTACGCTGAGCGATGAAGGAGCTGACGTCGTTGCCAGGGGGTCGGACGCGAACGACGTTTGTGATGAAGCATTCGGAACGCATGATGCCCGCTTCCTGAAGCATCTTGGACATTTCCTGCCCGGAGAAGCCGACGAAGGGCTGGCCTTCGGCGACCTCCCGTTCCCCAGGGGCTTCGCCAACGATCATGATCTTGGCTGGGCAGGGGCCGGTTGGTCGGATTTGCATGGTTACTTACCTCCGCATTGGTTGTCGACTTGTCTGCTTTCCAGTTCGATGAGCAGGTCGATGAAATGGCGAGCTTTTTTCAAGTCCTCAATACCGTTTTTCTTTTGCCAGCGAGATACATACTTAATCACACAGCCTTCAAAATACCCAAGTTTATTGGCATGGATATACTCAACTGGCTGGATAGGCATGTCCTTGTAATGGTTGCCGCCTTCTTGAACTGTCAATGCTGTCATTTCACACTCCCAGGTCAATACCGAGTTGGTCGTTTTGCTTGATTTCAGTCAAACGACGCATGGAAAAAGCGTAGTACTCCGGGTTCATTTCCAAGCCCGTCGCTTCGCACTGGTAGGTGTGCGCGGCAGGGAAGATCGGGCCGGTTCCGGCGAAACAGTCGATGACCTTGTCACCTGGGCGGACGCTGCGCTGGAGCAGGTTTTGGTACAGGGCGACAGGCTTCTGCGCGCCATGTGACATATTCTCATCGCCGGTGGTGGAGATTACGTCAGGATAGATATGGGTAACAGGTTTCTTGCCCTTGATAGCGTAGAGCAGGATTTCATACTGGCGACGCGGCCCTTGGTCAGGCAGCGGGACGCGGCCGGAGTTGATCTTGTGGCAGATCAGCGGAGTGCGGAAAACGTACCAGCCAGCCTGCTCCATGTAACGCTTCAGTTCGTGGAAGCGGTCAATGTCACAGAAGACGTAAGCATGGGCTTGTGCCTTGGCGATGGTGAAGGTCAGCGGGCACCACGCCTGCATGAGCTTTTGCCAGGACTTGTAAGAATCGTCGTAGTGATGCTCGATGCCGTCTAACGTACCGCCACCATCGCCAAAGTCCTGCGCGCCCATGCCATATGGCGGATCGGTTAAGATCACATCGAACTTACCGGCATTCGCTGGGTCGGCCATGTATTCGAGGCAGTTGATGTTGAGGAGAGTGTGCTTGTCGGCGTTGAAGGAGGCTCCGACGACCTTAGCCAATTCAATGTTACGGTCACGTTCCTCTTGCCGCTTGAGGATTTTGAAAGCTTCGTCAGCGGATTTGGCCTTGGCGATGGCAGGGTTGTCGAGGTGCTTGGCGACAATGATTTCCTTCCGCACGGTGTCTTGATAGGAACCGTCACGGCGGCCAGTGAGTTCCTCGGCAGTGTCAGCGATAGTGTGGGCTGGTGTAGCGGGGGTTTCGGCTGTCAGCAAGGTGTCAATTACCTCAGCGCGCTTGGCTTCTTTCTGCATCGTGCGGAGGGAGTGGAGACGCGCAACGGCGGCAGCGTGTTCCTGCCAAGTCAAATCCCGACGCTTGAGGTTTTCGTCGAGTTCGGCTTCCTCGGCTTCGAGCAGGGTCAATTCCCCGATGTTGGTGAAGGGGACGATGCCGTCGGCAAAGACCTCGCCATTGTGCTTGAACGTGCCGCCGAGCTCGAAGATTTCACTGATGGCTTTCAGCCGCCGCTCGCCGGCAACCAGCACCCAGGAGTCACCTTCCCGACGTAGGACTGGGGGGTGGAGGAGCTGACCATCCTCGATGGAATTCTTGAGTTCCTGCAAGGCTTCGGGGTCGAATTCCTGCCGCTGACGCTCGGGCTTGATGATGATTTCGGAAAGCTTAATGGTGTGCATGGTATAACTCCTATGGGTTTGAGGCTGGTTGAAAATCGGGGCGAAAACCGGGCGCAAAACATCCCCGGCGCGGGGGCAGATCGGGCCGCCACGGCGTTTTCTTTGCGGGGATGGGGTTTGGTATGGCCGGGGTCAAGACAACGCCGATTGCGTTATCGTCTTGATGGTTAGGGAAACTGGCAGCAGACACGGGCAAATGCCTTTCGTGTTAGTATAGGTTGGCAAAAGAAAAGCCCCCGAACAGGCACGACAGGCAAGAATGGGAGGGGGACTTGCACTTGCCGGGGCTCATCCTGTCGGGGGCTTAAGGAAGGGCGTTCACGTTAGAGTTGCCAGACAGTAGCTGGTCACTGGCTCTGCTACTTTCGCTTCTGGAGGCTACTGAAAATCGCTCGACCAGCTTTTGCGAACGCCCTTGCTTAAGACGCCCCGTATAGCCGGGGCCACGCTTGAAGCCTAACGGCGATTAGCCGAGCTTCGCCACGCCCTTGACTTCAGCATAGATGTTCTCACCGTCGATGCGGTGGCTGACATTGACCTTCGCCACGCGACCAGCGACCATTGAGAAGCTGAACGGCTGGCCGGGAACGTTGAGGCCGATGGCTTCGCGCAGACGGCCCAGGCCAATGTTGCGGCCCTTGCCCATGTCCAGACCACCGGAATCGGTAATGTCCAGCATGATGCCCTGACGCACGGTGACCTTGTCGCGGCCCAGGAGTTCTTTCACGGTGGCGTCATCGACGCTCCAGGTAATGTCCAGGGTCAGGCCGGACTTGGACGGATCTTGCTTGGACTGCCATTGACGGCACTTGACTTCTTCTGCCACGGCAGTGTATTCGCCGACGGGTACGGGAATCGACTTGGTGTCATTGGAATCGGTCACTTGCATGTCGAGGAATTGTTCGGGATTGAACATGGTAAGGCTCCTTAAAAAGGTTGATTGAAGTGAATGGGACTGGCTAAAAACCGCGCTTTACAATCAGTCCCCAATCGTCATGCGCGGGAAATTCAATGGTATGGGGTATGCTACAGCATGTCAATGACTTTTGGTAAAGTCTTAGGCCACGCCCCCACGAGCCTTCCATTTCGCCACAATCCCTGCGAAGGTCGGCGGGTTGTCGGCCTTGATTGGGAGGTTACGGGTTTTGAGGTCGGCTTGCACGTTGGCAGTGTCCCAAGTCCATTTGTCACCCTGACGGACGCTGAGGATAACGTCGGAGAACATCGGAGGGATTTTCGGTGCCAGGGCACGACCGAGGGTGGAAACGGTGAGCTTGACCCCGCCGAGGATCATGTCGGTTTCGCGCTCGACGTGGGCCAGCAGGACGAAATGGCAGGGGCAGGCATCGCAAAGCATACGGAGGAGCTTTTCGACTTGGTCTTGGGCGATACCCCAATCGCTTTGGGACTTGACAGCTTTCCCGCCGACAACAAGGGACATGGCGCATTGACCGAGGCCTGTCATACCGTCGATTACCAGTACGCGGGAAGGTGTCCAAGAGTTCACTGCGCCGAAAGTCTTGCCCGAACGGTCGCAGGGGAAGTCGTTGAGGGCTTTGAGGAGTTCGATGAAACGGTTGTGCTTGGAACGGTTGGGGTCGGCCATCTTTGCAAGGGAGTCCAGTGACAGCGTGTTGATCTTCTGCGCGTTGTCGAGGAGTTCCATGAAAGAGGCTTGTGGAGCTTTGAGCATGTGCCAGTGAAGGTTGTCGGGGATTGGCAGACCTCGGTCGGTGTAGTAGCCCAGAAGGGCTTCGAGCCCCGGTTCGAGCGCGAGGTAGAAGACCTCGAGGCCTTGGTCTACGAGTGTGCCGATGCTGTGGGTTTTACCCGTGCCGGCAGGCCCTATTAACAGGACATTGAAACCGGGGAGGACGGACTTGACAGCCTCGGCTGCGGTGGGAGTTTGAGATTGAACGGGAGTGTTCATTGCCATTTTCCTTTAGTGAGTTTGTGAAATTTGTCAGCGAGCTTGACGCATGCCATGCCCACACCGACAATTAACCAGCTTCCGAGCCAGTAGGCAAGGGCTATGAGGATAATACTTATGATGATGATGTGCATGGCTTACCTCCATCGTTAGGTTGCAATGGCCGAAGCCCCAACCAGTCGCCAATCTCGCAGTCCGTCAGCGACCCGATACCGTAGTGTCCGCAAACATCGCAGAGCCGCGACGCTTTGCCGCTGTCAGCAGGGTGCTTTGGATTCACGCCTGCCTTTCTTGCGCACTCGTTGCAGCAATGAACCGCTACAACATCACCTTTCCTGCGCTTCGAGAAATAAACCATTGTTTCCTCCGTCAGTTCCGTTGTCTGCCATACGGTTGGTCAGGCCGGCGTGAGCCTCTTGTGCCGCGTTGGATTGCTTCGATTTGCTACTGGTAGCCATTTGGTATCCTTTCCCAAGATTCAATGTGCCGTTCGAGTT